ATTAGATATCGTGGTCCCCGAGCTGGCATGCCCTCGTCACGATATCGTTCACCGGCGTCCAGACAATCTACCTGTTTAAAAGAAGATGCGACACACTTTTCTGCTTATACTTATTAAGGAATATTAAAATGGGAACACGTAGTTTGACTTTTGTTTATGCTGGTAATGAACCTATTGTGAATATGTATCGCCAATTTGATGGTTATCCAGAAGGACACGGCCAAGAGTTGGCCGAGTTTTTATGCTCTGGCAAATTGGTTGAAGGTTATTCAGATACTGATGAAATACAATTTAACGGTATGAGTTGTCTTGCAGCTCAAATGATTACCAACTTTAAAAAAACGGTTGGTGGATTCTACATTCATGCTGTTACCAATAACGATTTTGACCAAGAATATGAATACCATGTTTATGAGAATAAAGTGGTAATTACGGATCCAGGTGCAGAGATTTTTTCTGGTACATGGTCTGAGTTCAAAGATTTTTGTTGTTCAAAGGCAACAATCTAACGGCAAATGAGGCGATGCCGCTTGACAAATTCGCCACAAAGTGTATAATTAAACTATTGAAACTAAGGAATATATTATGTCCAAAACTGTAAAACTCAAACCTTTCGAAAAACTTTTGACATTGATGGTCTCAGGCGAACCTGTTACCAAAGATGAAATTGATGCCAAGATTGGCTCAGAAATTTATATGTACCGATTGTCTACATATATTTGGCACATTAAGACAATTGCCAATGGTGCAGTTCGTGCGATTAAAGATGGCCGACAAGTCGTTGGTTATCAACTAATCAATGTTGACGAAGTTAAGTCCTACTTGAGTTCAATTGGCATTGCCGATTCAACATGGGTTCCAGGTCAAAAGGTTAAAAAGCCGTCATCTGCCAAATTGGTTGCTCAGACTGGTGCCACACCAATGCCAGCAATTGTTGAACCTGCCACTGAAGATGTTCAAATAGATGAAACTGCCGGACAGACTACTTGATTGCATAGAAGATTTGCATAACAACATTGATTCCGCAGCATTTGTATGTGTTGCGGTTTTAATCAATGTTTCTTTCGTTTGTGTGATTGTCTTAGCTTTATATGAATATTTTTTATCTTGACCGCGATGTTATAAAATGTGCAGAAATGCATAACGATAAACATTGCGTAAAGATGATACTTGAATATGCTCAGTTACTTTCTACTGCTCATCGTGTTCTTGATGGTACTCTGTCTATTGGCCTCTCTGAAACTGGTCGCAAACAAAGCAGATATGTTCTTTCTGACGGCCGTGAGTCTTTGCTTTATATTGCTACTCATCTCAATCATCCTTCAGCAGTTTGGGTAAGACAGTCGGCCGAGAATTATCTTTGGCTTGCAAACATGTTGATTGCATTGTGTGAAGAGTATACCTATCGTTATGGTAAAGTGCATAAAACTGAAAGAGATGGGCTTGCTTATGTTCTACTTAAAAACATTCCTCATAATATTCGGAATAGTGGTTTTACACAACCTACTCCTGCAATGCCTGATGAAGTGAAAATTGTTGGTGATTCTTTGGCATCTTATAGAAATTACTATATAAAGAACAAGGCGCATTTAGCGTCTTGGAAAAAACGAAATATTCCGGAGTGGTATGCCAACATATAGCTTTTTAAACACCGAAACAGGTGAAAATTTTGATTCATTTATGAGCTTTGCTGCTCGTGAAGATTATTTGAATGAGAATAAACACATTCAAACCCTCGTAACAGCACCAGCAATTGTTTCTGGTGTTTCAACTTCAATGCAAAATCGGGTACCTGATGGTTTCAAAGAAGTGTTATCTAAGGTTGCAGAAGCACATCCTGCCAGCACTGTTGCTGATAGATATGGCCAGAAGTCGATTAAACAGGTGCAGACCGAACAAATTGTTAAGAAGCACGTTGAAAAAATTGTAAAGAAAACGAAAACTTGATGCCATTTAAATTTATACAATTGCCAGAGTTAGATTTTGACTTGAAGGCCGTTACAACAGAAGACGGCAGAAGATACAGTACACCGACTGGAGAAATGTATCCATCGGTGACTACTATTTTGGCAGATTATAATAAGAAAGCCATTATGGAATGGCGTCAGCGAGTTGGTGCCGAACAAGCAAATAAGATTGCTACACGTGCTTCGAATCGTGGCACTAAATTGCACAGTTTATGTGAGACTTACTTATTGGGTAAATTGTTACCTGAAAAGATGGCATCATTAATGCCATTGGACAAAATGATGTTTAAGCAATTGCGTCCAAAGTTGGACGAATTTGTTGATAATATCTATTGCCTTGAACAAGCGTTATATAGTCACCAGCTAAAGATGGCAGGTCGTGTGGACTTAATTGCTGAGTGGGATAATGAACTGGCAGTTATAGATTTTAAATCTTCTACCCGTGAAAAGAGTGAAGACAAGATTGAAAATTATTTTATGCAATGTACCGCATACGCTTTGATGTTTGAAGAAATTACAGGCAAAACTATAAATAAAATTGTGATAGCTATTGCCACCGAAGATGAAGTGCCGCAAATTTTTATTAAAGATAAATCAAATTATATTAGCGGCCTAAATAAATACATACAAAATTATTGGGATAAAAGATGAAAATTTATATTGGTCCTTATCGTGATTGGATTGGTCCTTATCAGATCGCGGATAAACTATTTTTCTGGTTAACAAAAGACGAACGATTTAAAATTGGTGCTTGGCTGGGCGAGACCGATGGTAAAGATACTTGGTTGACAAAGTTCTGTGAATGGGTACAAAGTCATAAAAAACGCAAAGTGAATATTCGTATTGACAAATACGACACATGGTCAATGGATAGCACACTAGCATATATTATTTTGCCCATGCTCAAACAATTACATGCAACAAAACACGGCGCTCCTTGTGTTGATGATGAAGATGTGCCAGAAGGTCTTTGCTTACGCAGCACTGAAGCACCACCCAAAGAAAATGAATATTGTACTGATGACAATCATTTCAAACGTTGGGATTGGGTTCTTGAAGAAATGATTCAAGCCTTTGAGTGTAAAATTAATGAAAATTGGGAAGAAAAGTATTGGACTGGTACCAGTAAAATTGAATGGCGTGAATCTGATATAGAATATGATGGCGAAAAGACTTCACAAATGGTGGAGTTGGGTGACCGAAAATGTGATTGGGATGCATACAAAGCGCATGAGGCTCGAAACAATAACGGGTTTAGACTGTTTGGGAAATATTACCAAGCTCTATGGGATTGATCCGACTAAATAACTAAATAGTACATCACATTTTATAAGTAAAAAAATGACTATTAAAGTATTTAACCCAGCAACCAACGGACCATCATTAGCATTTGATGAAATCCAATCGGAATTTGGCGGAACCAATCCGATTGGCTTGGATGAGTATTACCGTGGCGCCGGCCGTGTCCCGTCACATGTTACAGATGTACCAACATCGGGGCCAATTTCAGTAAGAAACTTTTACGGTACAAACCGGCGTGTAGTTATTCCACTGAACATAGCAACAAACACCTACAATTACGATATATTCAACAACCGCGGTCCATCATACGTTGCCGGACTTTCTGATATCACTGTAACAGTTCCTAGTGGTGTTTTGGTTGGATCTACAGCAACAAACGGATTCGCCATGCTGGTTCCAAACTCTTTTAATCCGGCTGACACGGTGACAATTGTAAACAACGGTGTAATTCAAGGCCGAGGCGGAGACGGCGGCGAATCACAATTCGCGGCTCAACCGGCCGGCGGCAATGCCGGCGGACCCGGCGGCAGCGCCTTGTGGGTGAATCGACCAACTACTATTCAAAATAACAGCGTTATTGCTGGTGGCGGAGGCGGCGGCGGCAGCGGTGCTGGTTGGACACCACAAAAAGGTTCTAGTGGTTGGGGCGGCGCCGGTGGCGGCGGCGCTGGATTTAATGGTGGTTCTGGTGGCGGCGGTCCATACGCTGCCTCCGCAGGTGACAGCGTTAATGGTGGCGCAGGTAATCCAGGCGACTTTGAGAACCATGCTGGTGGAACTGGTGGCGGCCGCGGTGCAGCAGGAGGAGTTGGCGGACTCACTGGCGGCCACAATCCTCGACCCGGTGGCGTTGGCGGCGCAGCGGGTAACTATGTTACTGGCGGTTTTAATGTTACATGGGTGTCGAATGGCACACGCTTGGGCCCAGCAGGTTAAATTGAAATAAATTGAAATAAATTGGAGTAAATATGAACAGTGTTAAATTTAAAATCAAGAGCTACGAAGAGGATACTAACTCGTTAATAATCTCGTTTGCTTCGGATACAACAGCAAGCCAAGACCCGGAAGCCTATACAGCGTATGCGTTTCAGCCACTGACTATGTGGCCAGATATAACTGACATGACAGAACTAAAAAAAGAATTGGCTAAAGCAGGAATGTGGCACGCCCAGCAGCAAGAGGCCAAAGAAAAGTTTGTTGTTGACTCAGCACGTGTTGCAGCACTTAAATCGCTGGTAGGTCAAACGCACGAATTCACTGTTGCCGAACTTACCACTACCTTCACAACTCCTTTTGATACGGTGTAAATATGATACGCAAACCATTTTCAGCCTTTGGCCGAATCCTTTACGCCAACTACTACGAAGCTGGATACACGGGAGAGGCGGCCACCTTTTCCGCCAGCGATAACATTTTGTTTTTTAGTGAAGGTAGTTTTACTGTTCTAGACAAAATAACAGGCGAAGTTGTGCATGAACTCGTTCCCGGAGCAATCAACATGGGTGAGTACGAAGACCGGATGTTTAACTGTGTTTGCAATGTGGCCAGCGTGTTTTGGTGCTACGACCCAAAGGTCAACCAAAATTATATTCCTGTCATTGATTCGCTTATTGTAAAGCGGGGGGAGTCAGTCGCGCTTCCGACAGGAACAAATTTGTTCCTTTGCTCAGGTACATTGCAAATCAACGATGCAACTTGTGTGGCTCCGCGTCAAATTCATGTGCGCTCTGTAGGCACTACGGCTACAGCAACCGAAGATGTGTACGGGTTAGTATTTAAGTAAAACTTGCTGCCAAACAAAGCACGGCGAATGTTGTCGTTCTGATTTAATAAATTAAAATATGATGAGGTGTTTGAATGATCCGCAATCAAATGATTATGGAGGTTGAGGTTGACAATGGTAGGAAGCTGCGTATATACGACAACATTTTTGACATGGAGTACAGGAACAACCTGTATGCGTTTGCACTTGCGTCAAAGTTTCAAATTGGCTGGGCAGATGGCTCCATTATTGAGAACAAGAAGCATCAGTTCCTGCACTCAGTTTTTTCTGCTGATGACTTAGCAAAAATTCAGATTGTGGAACGATTGAGCAAGACACCCGCTGCACAAGAGATGGTCGGGTATAAGCTTGCTAAGTGCGTATTAAATCTATCTACTCCAGCAGATGTAAATTTTGTTCACGCGCATCCGGAAGATAAAGTCCTACTTTACTACGTCAACTTGGAATGGCATGATGGTTGGCATGGAGAAACTTTATTTTTTGATGAGGCAGGTAAGGACATTATGTTCGCTAGCGCGTACACACCAGGCAGACTAATTGTGTTTGATGCCAAGATTCCACACACTATTCGACCACAGTCTCATCTATCCGCTTTCTACCGCTTTACGCTTGCATTGGTATACACGAAATGTTGATAATTATAGATGATGTTTTGAACACAGAAAAACTTAAGATTACTCAGGAGTATTTTAACTATCCGGACAATCGTAAAATGCATTGGGTTGATGGCAGCCTAGACGAATGTATGACCGGCGGAACTCCGATGGCGGATATTTTAGCGCATGTACGCTGCGCTTTTGATTTAAAAGATATGAGTGGCGCCGAGCAGTGGGCTCACCACGGTACCAAACCTAATTGGCATATCGACAAGGACGAAACTCTGGTGAATACCACAGGTGAAATAGCTATGCCTATTTGTAGCATTGTCTTTTATGCTGACGTACAATATTTGAAAGGTGGTAAATTTATGACTAATTCGATTTCTGTCACACCAAAAACCAATCGACTGATTGCTTTTAGTCCTGGTGTAGAACATGGCGTTGAGGACTATACTGGTACTCGAATGTCTATTGCAATAAATCCTTGGGCTAAGAAACCGAGGGGATATTAATGTTGTATCCAATTGAACCTGTTAACGGTTTTGGTAAAGACGAAATGGCCCTCTGGGATGGGTTTTTAACCGATGCAGAGATTAATCTATTGTTAGCGCAGCCTGAGTGGTTAGCAACTGAAAAGGCGGCCGTTGGTATTGGTACTGTGAATGATGATGTACGTATAACGCAAGTTGGTTGGTTAGGGCCGAAGGCAGAACTTCTGCCTATTTGGGAAAAACTGTCCAAGATTGTGGCCGAAGTGAACCGCCGGTTTTTTCAGTTTGACTTGACTGGTTTTTATGAACCAATGCAGATCGGCATTTACAGTTCTGATAACAAAGGACATTACGACTGGCACACAGATGCCAGTGCTAAAGATACTAACGCTCCACGCAAACTGTCTATTGCTCTGATGTTGTCAGATCAGTCGGAGTTTGAAGGAGGAGAATTTCAAGTGCGAGTATCCACAGATACACCACAGACATTGGAAACCAAGCGAGGTAGAGCATGGTTTTTTCCATCGTATGTTATGCACCGAGTGCAGCCAGTCACTAAAGGAGTGCGGCGCTCTCTTGTGATTTGGGTTGGTGGCCCTCCGTTTAAATGAATGGTAGTAAACTAATTTTTTGAAAAGTGTTCTGGACGCGGGTTCGACTCCCGCCAGGTCCACCAAAAGCATACTGGACTGGGAGTATTTTGTAAAAAGACCTCTGGTATGCTTTTGATGGGCCTGCCATGGTTTCGACAGGGCAACCAGTATGAATATTGGCTACTCGGGAATGCAGAACCCGTAGGATTGAGGTAACTCGGTCGTAGAAGCAAAAAAATAAATGCAAATGACGAAAGTTACGCATTGGCAGCCTAAACGCTGACTAGGGTTTTTATAGGTTTCCTCGTAACAGAATAACCTATTAATTTTAACTTATATAAGGAATTAATATGAAATCGATTATCGCACTAGTAATGTTGGCATTCGCAACTGTTTCTTTCGCAGCTGAACCTGCAAAGAAAGAAGAAGCTAAACCGGCAGCCAAAAAAGAAGAAGTTAAGCCTGCAGCTAAGAAAGCTGAACCGGCTAAAACTGAACCTGCAAAAAAATAATACCTATATAATAGACAATGGGTTGGTGGATCCCAATAAAACCACCATTTTACACTCATACACACAAGGAGATTATAATGAGTAATATGACACCGTTCGAGATCCGTCTAGAACTTTTAAAACTTGGCAAAGACATGCTCGAACAAGAGTATATGTCAAAACGCGAAGTCGCACACAATAACTGGCAGGTAGCTTCCGAGAATGCTCGCACTCAAGGACAACAGTTACCGAATCAGCCAGAATATCCACCATTCCCATCGGAACAAGAAATCATTGCCAAGGCGCAAGCTTTAAATGGTTTCGTTTCAAACATTCCTGAGCCCGTTAAGGTCTCTAAGAAATTGTAAGGGGAAGATAGGCCGTTTATTCGGCCTATTTCACACACAGAAAGGAATCAAATGCAAAGTAAGATTGTGCTTTTAAGCGCATTTTTATCAAGTGTTATTTTAATGTTAGCTTCAATTAATGTTGATTTACACAACATTATGCCATTCAAGGCAAGCTATCAGTCTCTATCCGAAGAGGCAAAAAAACATGTGACATGTCTGGCTGAGAATATATATTTCGAGTCGGCACACGAACCCGTTGCTGGTCAAATGGCTGTTGCGTTTGTTACGTTAAATCGTGTACAGACCGGCAACTATGCTAGTAATATTTGCGATGTAGTAACCCAAAAGACCGGTAACACTTGCCAATTTTCTTGGTATTGTGACTCCTTCTTTACCTCAAAACGGTTGACAATCAAGAGTACAAAGTTGTATAATGATATCAGAGAGTTAGCAACAAACCTGTACATTAATTTTGATCGGATGGAGGATGTTACAAACGGTGCGACATATTATCATGCAGATTATGTTAATCCAAATTGGACAAAACTTCAGAAGGAGACTAAAATTGGCAGGCATATTTTCTACAAGAGCAAAGGTGATAAAATTGACCGAACAAAAGGAGTTATTTAATATGAACAAAGACCTTATTACTATATGTGTTTCCATCACAATCGTATTGTGTACCACAATCGTTGGAGGAATCATGTATAATTTAAACGACCGCAACAACATGGCTAAAAACATCGAAGTTGCCATTTCAAAGGGTGTTGATCCTTTGTCTGTTAAGTGTGCATATGAAACAACCTCTAATCCGGTTTGTATCACCTTGGCAGCAACAAAGAAATAATTTAGGAGTATATTATGGCAGTGAAACAATTTAGTATTAATCAAATCTCCAGTGAAGCGGACCGCAAGAAATTGTTGGACGCTATAAAAGAGTGTTCAAATTCTATGACACGAATGGACGGAGAAAAAGACTTCATTAAAGAAGCAGTGAAGAAAGTTTCAGATGATTTGAAATTGCCTAAACCTGTTGTTCAGCGTTTGGTTAAAGTTTATCATAAACAAAACTATGATGAAGAAGTGGCTACGCACGAACAATTTGAACAATTGTATGAAACGATTGTGAAGTAATGCCAACTAAAGAAGAAATGAAGAAGTTTTCTGTGGAGATTGATAGATTCGTCTCCGAAAGAAACATTAATCATCTTGAAGCTATAGTTGAGTATTGTGCAGAAACGGGTCTCGAAACGGAAGTCGCCGCAACATTAATTAATTCGAATTTAAAATCGAAAATTGAGTTGTTGGCTTCCGATTTGAACATGCTGAAAGTGAAGAAATCTCGTCTACCTATATGACTGGTTATGAAACATTTGCGTTATTCAATTCATTAAAACTACACTTCAACCGAGAATCTTACGATTACTTTAAATACAATGGTAAAAGTAATATCTCAGTTGAAGCGTTTGAGAATAGGCGTGACAAATACCACTTTCACAAGTTGTCAAGGAAGTACACAAGTAAGGATGACATGGAATTATTTTTCGTGTCCAACTTGGTTGAGAAACCTAACACTTGGGCTGGTGATTTGTTAACTGAAGAAGCAGATATTAATTACAAGACTCACCAAAAGGTGTTACAATCACTATCGTATTTTTTCGAAAACGATTGTCACGTACTATTTGATGGTTGCGACAATCCAAACGATTTGTTCAAAGTGAATGACGGTGATTACCCTGTAATTTTACGCAAGACTATGCAGAAGGTGACACAAATTGAAACCTTGTGTATACTGAATAAGATACTTGCTTTCGAACCTAACTGGAACACTAAGATTGCCGACACTATTCGGTGGCCAGAATTTCGGTTAAGGTTGCTCAAGTATGCCACATTTCTACCACAAGATGTGTTAAAATATAAACTTATTCTAAAGAAAATGATATGATAAAGAAAATCTACCTCGATATGGACGGTGTTCTCTGTAACTTTGAACGCCGGTACCTTGAACTATATGATGAGTTGCCCGGCTCCATGCGTGACCGGAAAAACTTCAGTGAAAATTGGGATCACTTTGTGCAAACAGAACAATTTAAAACATTGGACTGGTGGCCAGGTGGTCGAGACTTGTTGACTTATATTACACAATATCAACAAGAAAATGAAATCGAGGTAGAAATTCTTTCATCTTCTGGTGGTCAAAAATACCACCAAGTAGTTGCCTATCAAAAAATTGAATGGTTGTCTGATAAAGGCATTCCATTTAAAGCGAATATTGTTTCTGGACGTAAAGCGAAAGCCGAATATGCCACACCAGAATCAGTATTGATTGATGATACACAAGATGTTATTCAAGCCTTCATTGGTGCGGGTGGCATTGGTGTACTTCACAGAGATATAGATAACACTTTGATGATGTTGGATAAACTTCTGAACAGGTGACCTATATAAGTCTATATTATGATAATGTGGACAAAAATATACAAAGTAATACAATTTATACAAGGAAATACATATGAGTACATTCGAAAATTTACAACGCAATCGTGGCAAGTTCGACAAATTGTCAAAGGCGATTGAAGCAACCGGCACTCCAGCAGAAGCAGGTTCTAAAGATGACACCAGATTCTGGCAACCAGAAGTTGATAAAGCTGGTAACGGCATGGCGATAATTCGTTTCTTGCCAAGTCCGGCAGTCGATGGTGATGATGCTCTGCCATGGGTTCGGGTGTTTACACACGGATTTCAAGGACCTGGAGGTTGGTTCATCGATAACTGTTTGACTACTTTGAACGATAAGTGTCCAGTGTGTGAACACAACAGCACACTTTGGAATTCTGGTATCGAAGCCAACAAAGAAGTTGCTCGTAAACAAAAGCGCAAGTTGACTTACATGACAAATATTTTGGTCGTTTCTGACCCAAGTAATCCGTCAAACGAAGGACAAGTTCGCTTGTTCAAATTCGGTAAGAAAATTTTCGACAAGATTAACGAAGCAATGAATCCTGAATTTGCCGATGAAACACCAATCAACCCATTTGATTTATGGGAAGGTGCTAACTTCAAGTTGAAGATTCGCAATGTTGAAGGTTATCGTAATTATGACAAATCAGAATTTGCTAGCAAGTCTGTCTTGTCTGAAAATGATACTGAGTTGGAAACAATTTGGAAGAAAGAATATTCTCTCAAGGAATTTACTGAACCAAAGTTGTTCAAACCTTACAACCAGTTGAAGGCTCGTTTGGATAAAGTATTGGGCTTTGAAGGCATTGCACCTTCAAGCACTGCTGAGTCAATTGACCTCTCTCTGCCAGCAGCTAAGTTTTCACCTCGTCAATCAGCACCAGTTGACACTGGTGGAGATGATGATTTGGAATACTTCAAGTCTCTCGCTGAAGAATAAACTTTTCTCTCTCTGAGAACCGTTTGACCCCGCCTAGTGCGGGGTTTTTTACGCTCCCATTCTGCCAGGATTTAAAATGTTCGCACTCCAAATATCCGTCCAAGGATCAAAGTTGTGTGCTGATGCAACCGCAGTTGCTGGCGCAGATTGTGTTTGGGGTGCAGCCGATTGTTGATTGATGACAACTGGTGCTGATTGTTGTTGTGTTAATAGTGCCATCTTCATATCTGAAGCCGCCGTAGAACCAGAGGCTAATGCTGTGCCAGTAGTTGGTGGTGGCAGAGAGAACATTGCCAGTTCTTCATTTCTTCTCGTTATTAGGCCTGGCAACGCCTTGCCGCTGGCTTGATTATATTCTGGAATCTTTGCTGCAATTTCCTGATTACTTCTTTTTCCGTCAGCAGTGACTTGCCTTAGGGCTGCTGGTCCTAAATTATAAACAAATGAAGTTAATGCATCTATTTGTTTTTGGTTCCAATCATAACCTTTATTTTTGCCGTAAGAGACCACATCTTTTTGTGCTTTTTCCAAATATTTACGTAGACGCGCATCGGCCTCAGCTTCAGTTATTACTTCATCCTCGCTGTTGGCTTTTGTGCCGTATCCAATACTTATTTGTTTATGGTCTTTAAAGGCTCTGGCAGAAAATTTTTCTTTCTTTTTTATGAAGTTAACCAACTCCTCACTGACTCCACCTTCACCTGGAGAAACTTTTGTTGGAGATGCACTATCATCCGTGCGCTGACCTCGCCAGGCACCTGCTGGAGCTGGTGTAGGAGAAGTAGGTTTTAGACCAAGTCTTTTTGATTCCACAGCAGCATACGAACCATCATTCATGGATTGTGATGCTTCTGTTTCGAGTTTGAGTTGCATTTCTTCTGCAACGCGGGATTGTTTTATTTCAATAGCATTTTTGCCTTGTGCTTGAGCTGATGCTATGGCTTCCGATAACTCTTTTTTAGTTTTAATTTCACCTCTTGTGTAAGCGGAAACATCTGCATCGGTTCTGTCTTTGTCAAGTAAAGATTTCAATCCCTCATCTATCAGTAAAGTTCTAGCGGCTAATTTTGATGAGTTACTTCCACGGTCTTGCGCCACTCTGAGATTCTTCTTTTCTTCCGTATTAGCTTCTAAATTTCCCTTATCTATAAGATCCATCAACCATTTTGCGCCAACTAATCCAGCTGCAAGGCCTATGAACAAAGGATTTGTTATTATTGGTAACAACAAACGAAATACACTACCTAATCCTTTCATAACATCTAAACCAATTCCAAATATTTTTCCTATGTTTTCAGCAGAAAAAATGCTCGAAAGAAGACTTGGTATTGAACCTAATGCTCCGGTTACCGCAGCTGCGATTGTTGATCCTATTGTTCCTATTGTTCCTGCTATTCCCAACAATGTACCCATTATTCCTTTATTTCCTCCACCTCCCGATTCGCCTGGTTTGTTTACTGGAGTTGGTGAGGTTTTTGTTTTCTCTTTTCCAAATTGACTTTCATATGCTTTTTCTCTTGCAGCTGAATCTTTAAAGAACATATCTGAACCACGTGATGCTTTTCCGCCACCCATAGTTACCAACTTCATAATGTTTTGGCGCATGACATTCATGTCTCTGGCCATTGCATTACTGTTCATTGTATTTTTTGCAATGATGGAGAGTTGTGCTTCTTGATTCTGTGATGATGTTAATAGAGAATTTAATACCTCAGATTTTATTTCTCCATTAAATGTTCCAGATTCTGATAATTTTTTACCTGGTGTTCTATCTAATGACTGATATCCTTTTCCGAAAATTTTTCTTCCAGTAGCAGCCAACATTCCGCTTCCGCCGAAGAGCATATTTCTAGGATCCAATCTTTCTTTGGTTCTTTTGAATGCTGCAGAGCCAAGAGAGTTTAATATCCCTTTTGATTTTAATTCTTGTTTATAAACATCGGTGAAAGTTGCCATTTTTTATTTTTTTCTACTGTTAATCTGTTGCTTAGTCTTTTCATTTTCATCTTCTATAAACCTCAAAAGCATAGAGACATACATCGTTTTTTCCCAAGGCACCATCTTTTCCAAATCACTTAAACTATATTTGTGGTGTTGCATCAACGCAAAATTGGTTTGATAATGATTGTTTAAGTTATCGTGCCTAAACATTATACGAAAAAACTTTGTAATCCCTCCAACACCATCTCTTCCTGATACCCGCATTTTCCACATTTGAAATCGAGCGTCTTCTTCATTTTAGGAATGTTGTCGAAAAAATCTTGTATTTTTTGAAATTGGTCTCTGGTTAAACTATCTACGAAATCTAGTAATTCTTTTTCTTCAACATCTTTGGAGTAATAAATCGATTCTTCATCGTAAATATAATCTATGCTACTTGAAACTAATTTACCTAAAACTTCAGATTCTTTAAGATTTCTTATTTTTTCCATAATCTTAAAGTCTGGATATTTCATAACAACACCAAGTTTTTGTGTTAACTGTATTTTACAAGAATGATTTTCAACTTGTTCAGGATAAATTTCCAAAGCATTAAAACTTAATTTAATAACATGATTGCAAGGCTTGTCAAGTCCTTCTTCATCTTTAACTTCATTATTGCACTTGTATTCCAAATCTATTATTTCACCTACAGACCTTGCTCTTAATTGTAAGAACATATATTCCAAGTCTAGTATAGGCAAATCATCGACATTAATATCGTCTAAACAACAGTTATTAACAATTTGTTTGATTGCTAATAAAACGGATTCCTCTTCTTCAGATTCC